AAAATAAAGACAATGTATTTGAGCAACTTAAAGTTGATGAGGGCGTAGTGAATGAAGTCTACCTCGACCACCTTGGACTCCCAACTTTCGGAGTAGGTCATCTTGTCCTCGAAAGCGATCCAGAACACGGCCAACCAGTTGGAACTCCAGTTAACGAGGAGCGTGTCAGACAGTGTTTTGATAGAGACTTGGATATTGCCATCAACGAGTGTTATGCTCTATACGGAGAAAGCGAATTTAATGATCTACCTGGAGAAGTCCAAGAGATATTAGTCAACATGATGTTCAATATGGGTCGCAATCGCTTAGGTGGATTTAAGAAATTCAACGCAGCTGTACTCGATCATGATTGGAAAACTGCTGGTGTTGAAGGTCGTGATTCGAGATGGTATAAACAAGTGACTAACAGAGCTGAAAGGCTTATGTCACGCTTAGAACAAGTTTAATAAATAAATAAACTTATACAATTTCCTTAAGGAGAAAAAAGATGTCAATTGAAAAAATCGTAGCTGAGGCTATTGACAACAATCCTCTTAAAATGAAAGAGGCTTTCGAAGATGAAATGAATCTTCGCGTTCGTGCTGCTCTTGAAGAGAAGTACAAAAAAATGATGAAGGACAACGACGAAGATCCTTCTGATGAAGAAGACGAAGACGAAGACGAGTCCGATGAGGACGAGGATGAAGACGAGTCTGATGACGATGATGATGACGACGATGACGATGATGATGACGACGATGACGAAATGGAAGAAAAGAAGAAGAAGTAATTTCTTCTTTTAATCGTCATGATTAATTGGCTACTATCCTTATTCAAAAGGCCAACTTATACAATTACCGTTTCTTATAATAATAAGTTTGGAGACGGTGATGATAAGTCTTGGCCTAATGCTAAGAGAATAATTGTAGCTAATTGGAAAGAATTAAAATTCAAAACCGTCGACAAGAAACTCGTTCACGTTAAAGACGTTAATGGTATACATTATCGGATAGAACAAAACTAATCATGAGGATCAGTGCTTTAATGCTGATCCTTCTAATTAGTGGTTGTACTACAACATCACCAGATGTTATGACAGAAGTGAAAAGAGATACAGTCAAACATCTTCGCAACCAGTGTATGGATAGAGCAACTCTTGGCTGGAGACCGTCTCCGGCAACAAGGTTAGTGATATATGAAAGATGTCATTTATGGGCTGTAAGAACAGTTGGCTTATAGGGGAATATTATGAATCAGTTTTTTATTGCGATTATAATTGTTTTAGGTGGAGCAAGTTTCTGGTTATATCAACAAAACCAAGTGCTTCAAGCTAACAACCTTGTTCTAAAAGGAAATGTTGTTCAACTCGAAAATGCAGTTGAAGAACAAAAAGCAGCAATCGAAGCTATAAAAGAATCCTTTGAGAAACAAGCAGCTGCACTTACAAACCTGCAACAACGCAACCAAGAAATTTCTGCTGAGAAAGATCGTTATATGTCGATCTTCCAGCGCCACAATCTTGATAAGCTCGCGTTAATGAAACCCGGTTTAGTTGCCAACCGCATGAATAATGGAACTAAAAAAGTTTTTGAGGAGATAGAGAATGATAGCAAGAACATTGCTGCTCTTAACGACAATCAGTCTAATTAGTGGTTGTTCAACATTAGGTAACCTTGGGCTCTTCGGTAAGAAAGAACAACCCATTCAAATTGTTACTAAGCCCGTTGAGATCGAGATCATTCAACCTACGCTACCTCGTCCGATTCAACTACAAGCCCCTCAGTGGTACGTAGTTTCTGAAGCAGTAGTACCCAACCCATGTAAACCCGTTGCAACACTGGATGAATCAGGCAATCCTGTGTTGAAAGAAGACGGTACACCACAGACTAATGTTCCTAAAGCCTGTCCTCAAGAAGAAAAAGAAAATCCAAACTGGCCAGTCGGCTATACTTACCTCGATAAATTCTTAGAAGATATTAAGATCGCTACAGGTGGAGACATCCTCTTCGTTGCATCGACAGTGAAGGATTATGAGCTTATGTCAGGTAACGTTCAAGAGCTTCGTAGGTACATACGTGAACTCGGAGAGGTGATCGTGTACTACAAGGAAGTAACTACTAAGAAGCCCAAGCAAGAAGAAAAAGTTACTGAAAAGGTTGAAAATTAATCCTTCTAGTAATCTCCTTTTTCTATAAATACTAGTTGACATATCATGTATTCGGTGATATAATAGAATCCACCGGAGGGTTACATGTCGGAAGAGCTCAGCGACGTTAAAACAGATATCGCTCTCATTAAGAAAGATGTAAAGCAAATCGAACGCTTTTTTGATAAAGTGGACGTAGTCATGTCCGAAATGTCAGATATGACTAAGAGTCTTGCAGTACAGCAAAAGATCATCGAACACTTTGATTCCAAGTTACAAGATATCGAAGTAACGATGGAAGAACACAAGCAAGAAGACATTAAGCGTACAGAAATGCTCTCAAAGAGATTAGAAGAATATCGTAAGTCTTCGAAAGAAGATCATCAGCGAGTAGCAGATGAGAGTTCTCGTAATCGTGAGCAGCGAAACAAAGAGATTATGACTGAACTAGCGAAGCTTAACGGCAACCTAGACAGACGTATGAATGATATGGAAGAAGAAATTTCTGGTCAAGAAGATAGACTCAGAGCTCTCGAAAACCTTAAGTGGTGGTTACTCGGAGCAGCTGCGGTTATTGGAATTTTTGTTCCTATCCTCAATTCCCTTGATCTTTCAGCATTTATTGGTTGACATTTCACTGTAACTAGTATATAATCCTCTATACTAGAAAACATATATGGATCTTTTTATACTATGATTGATTTTGTAGATCTTCAATACGCACAAACGCTAGCCGGCAGGTTAGACCAGTACAGGATTCGATCCACGAATCCTTATAAGATTAATTTCCGTTGCCCTATCTGTGGTGACTCGCAAAAGTCTCGTTCCAAAGCCCGTGGTTGGTTGTTGGAACGAGACAGCGCTTTCTTCTACTATTGCCATAATTGTGGTGCGAGTCAGTCTTTTTCTTTCTTTCTCAAGACTGTCGATCCTCTAGCATTCAAAGACTACGTAGCAGATAAGTTCATGAAAGACTCTGCTAATACGGCTAAGCCTATCCTCGAGACGACGAAGTTCGAGGCTCCTCGGTTCGAAAAAAATCCTCTAAAAAGTATAAAAAAAGTGAGTCAATTGAACTGGAACCACCCAGTCAAAGCATATATAGAAAAGAGGCAAATTCCAGCGAATCAACACTATCGCCTGTACTATGCTCCTAAGTTTAAGACTTGGATTAATAGTATCATACCAAATAAGTTCGCTAACATAGAAAAAGATGAGCCTCGTCTAGTGATTCCTTTTCTCGATGAGAATAAAAGGGTTTTTGGTGTATCAGCACGAGGGTTTGATCCCAAAGGTATAAGATACATTACTATCATGTTCGAAGATCGACCTAAGATCTTTGGCCTTGACACGGTCAACTTTGATCGTGAATACTATATTGTTGAGGGAGCTATAGATAGTTTCTTTCTTAAGAACGCTGTTGCTATGGCAGGTGCAGATGGAAACACTGCTTCCCTCAAGAAAGCTAAAGAAAATGCGGTCTTTGTTTTTGACGCAGAACCTCGCAATAAAGAAATACATAAACGTATGGAAAAAATTATCGATAGTGGCTATAAGATTTGTATATGGCCAAAGAATGTGCCCGGCAAAGATATTAATGAAATGCATTTAAATAAATTAAATAATATTGAGAACATTATCAAACAAAATACTTACAAGGGACTTGTGGCTAAACTTAAATTTATGGAATGGAGAAAATCGTGAAAGTTAAACTAATCAGTTATTCACAACCTACGGAAGAAGTCAAAGAAGAAGGACTTGGTGATGTACAAGATCTCATCGCTTTCTGCGCACGCGTCAGCAATCCTTCAAACCAATTTAATTCTCAAACGAGTGAAAAGCTTCTTAATTACTTAGCGAAGCATGCTCACTGGTCACCGTTTGAAATGGTAAGCGCTTGTTTAGAAATTGAAACAACTCGAGATATCGCTCGTCAGATCTTACGTCATCGTAGTTTTAGTTTTCAAGAATTCAGTCAGCGTTACGCAGATCCAACAAAAGATCTAGACTTCGAACCGCGTGAAGCAAGATTTCAAGATCCAAAGAATCGTCAGAATAGTATTGACTTAGATCCTACTCTAGACGCTCATAAAAGAATCAATGAAGATTTTCGCATGAAGCAAATGAAATTGATTCGCGAAGCTAAAGATCTTTATCAATGGGCTGTAAATTTTGGCATTGCAAAAGAACAAGCCCGAGCTGTTCTTCCAGAAGGTTTAACCATGTCACGCATGTATATGAATGGTACTATTCGTTCTTGGATTCATTTTATTAATTTGCGTAGTGGCAACGGAACACAAAAAGAACACATGGAAATTGCTAAAGAGATTGCAAAGGTAATTGCAGAGATTTTTCCTCTAGCAAACTCTTATGTAAATAACAATTAAAATTTTTAAGGAGCTGAAAATGCAGCATTTAGGTATAGACATTGATACCAAACGAGATAAACTGTTATCTGAACAATCATTTAAAC